GGGTGGTGCTGGTGGCATAACTCTTGGTTGGGTTTATGTAACTGGAACAACTATGTCTTGCACTATTGGAACAGGCGGAGCAGGTGGCGCTGGTGGAACTGGTATGCAAGCCTCTACTGGTGGCGGAAGTGTAGGAACCGCTGGTTCTATTGGCGGAACAACTGTATTTGGAAACCTTATTGCTGGCGGTGGCGGTGCTGGCGGCGGTGGTGCTAAAGGTGGTGCTTGGCAATCTGGTAATTATAGTGGTGGCGAAACTGGCACTGCTGGCGGTGCTGGTATTTTTAGTGGAGCAGGTGGAGGCGGTGGCGGTGCTGCCGCTTTAGGTTCTTCTGGTTCAACCAATGGTCGTGATGGCGCGGCAGGGTCTACATCATATTGGGGAACCACTGGTGGTTCTGGTGGTTCTGGTGCAAGCGCAACAGATGGTGGTATTGGTTATGCAACAGGTGGCGGTGCTGGCGGTAGAAGCACAGCCAATAGTGCTGGTGTATCAGGAAAAACATCTGGTGCTGGTTATTCAACTGGTGGTTCAGGTGGTGCTGCTGGTGCTGGTGACCGTTCAAATGGAAGTCAATCAATAATTTCTGCAGCAGGTTTTGTTGTTGGTGGAACTGGCGGAAGTTCTGGTGCTGGTGGTAGTGCAACTGGCACTCCTTTTACAGGAGGTGCTGCTTTAACTGGTCGTTCTGGAACTTATGGAGTTGGCGGAACAGGTGCTGCTGGAGCAAATGGTGGCGCATCTAACGCTAATGGTTCAACTGTAACTACTGCAGGTGGAGATGGAACTTCAGGTTGCGGTGGAGGTGGTGGTGGCGGAGGCGGTGGTGCTGGTCAACACACTGGAACTGCTCGTAGTGGTGGAGATGGTTCTGCTGGCGGTGCTGGCGGTAACGGTTTTATACTTCTTTACTACTAAAATTTAATGATATACGAAACCTCAGATATACAACGAACTATTGACGATTCAGTAGACGAAATAGAAGCATCAATAATTTAAGGAGCATACGTGGCAGGTCAAGATATTACCGAGGATATCCCCTTAAACATCGGCAACCCTGCAACAAGTGGTTTATGGAATAATACTGCCGAAAACTACGATGTAGCAATTGGTGGGCTTCCATTTATTCTTGCTCCAACTGACGCTAACCCTTACGGTAGAGGAACTGCTCCATACCGTAAGGACCAGTTTGACAGTTCTAAGGAACCTGGCGAGCAATCACTAACTGGTTGGTGGATTCGTTCTCAATCATCTTTCCACGGTGGTGCTGGAATTAAATTCTATGACCCATCTGCTGGTGAAACTATTCCTTACCGTTATGTTGATTCTCAAGGTATCGATGTATGGACAAAGGGACAGGCTACTCTTCTAAAAGATACTATTGAAAACCATATTACTACGGGTTATCTAGATGCTAATAGCAGACCAAAGCAACACTTGCGTTCAATTAAGTGGACTACATCAGGAGTAACCTATCAAGGTGTATTACTTCACGATGAGTTTGATGTTGATAAAATTGACAGTGCTGGCACTTTATATAACTATATTGACTATAACGCTGGTTCAGCAGAAGCCGTATACGCTATATGCGATGATGGTGTAAATGCTTATTGGGTTACAAACGCTACCGCTGGTGGCGCTAATAAACTACATATGTTTAAAAAACCACTTTCTGGTGATAATACAACTGGCGTAAGTTACCCATCAGTAACTGGTGATGTAACAAAAATGTTTGATGCAACAGGTATCGTAATTACAACCGCAGTTATGGAATTTGTCAAAGACCGTATTGTTCTCTGTGTTAATAACGTGGTGTATGAGATAGCACCTAATGCTACAGCCCTACCAAGCGCTGTTTACACCAACCCTAATACAAATTATGTATATACAAGCATTGCTGCGTCAGGTCCTGCTATTTATACATCTGGTATGTCTGGACTTTATTCAACTATCCAGAAATATACCCTTGTAACTTCTACCGGTAATATGCCGGTTCTTAGTTCTGCTTCTGTTGCTGCTGAATTTCCAGCCGGCGAAGTAGTCCATAGAATATTTTATTATCTTGGATATATGCTTATAGGAACTAACAGAGGTGTTAGAGTCGCTGAGATTAATGACCAAGACGGAAGCCTAAGTTATGGTCCGCTAATTGCGGAAGATAACACCCAAGCAGTTTATGATTTTGCTGCTCGTGACCGTTTTGTATGGTGTGCTACAGGCGTAGCCGACCTATATTCAGGTCTAACTAGAATTGATTTAAGTGCATCTATTGAAGGTGAACCTTTAAGATTCGCTCATGCAAACGATTTGCAAGCAGTGCATAGCGTAAATTACGTAACGACTGCAGTTAGTTTTATCGGTAATACTAATCGCCTTGCTTATTCTATTGCTTCTGTAACAATGGGAACTAACGTAACTAATAAACAACTAACTTCAAACGTTGCTACGTTGACCACTCAAACCGCTCACGGTTTAGCAGTTGGCGACAAGGTATGGGTAGAAGGCGTTGGCTCTCCATTTGATAGCACAACTACTGAATATACAATTACCACTGTTCCTACTACAACTACCTTTACTTATGCAAGAACCAATGCTGATATCTCTTCAACTGCTGTAACATCTTCAGCGGCAAAGGCTAATAAAGTTGGTCATATCTACCTAGAGCACGCAACTAACTTAGTATCTACTGGCTATCTACAAACCGGTGCTATCCGCTATGGAACTCTAGAGCCTAAGAACTTTAAGTTTATCCGTGGTCGTGGCTCATTTACCAGTGGTGCTATGGATATCCAAACTATCGATGAAGCAAATAATACTTACAATATTATGACCTACAATGTCAACGCAGGTAATCCTGAAGCAGCAACAATACAGCCTGAAGGTCCTCAGGAATTTGTATCCTATAAATTTACGCTCTCACGTAGCGCAAGCGATAACACCCTAGGCCCTATATTTAAGGGTTATCAAGTAAAAGCACTTCCAGCAACTAAGCGCCAACGGTTGATTCAGTTCCCGGTATGGTGTTTTGACGTGGAAAGCGACAGATATAAAGTAATGGCGGGTTATGAAGGCCGTGCGTGGGAGCGTATACAACTGCTTGAAGAAATCGAAGCCAATGGTGACATCGTTAACGTTCAAGACTTTACAACTGGAGAGCGTGTTCAAGGTCTAATTGAGAACATTACATTCAGTCGCAAAACCCCTCCTAGTGACCGTTACAGCGGTTTTGGTGGTCTCCTGACAATCACTATCAGAACGGTTTTATAATGACAGCATTAGAATGGGCTGGGTTGGCAGTCGCAGTATCAACTATAGTAGCAAGTTTTGTGGGTTCAGTTAGATGGCTTGTAAAGCATTATCTAAGCGAACTTAAAATAAATGGGGGCAGTTCCGTTAAAGACCAAGTGAATCGATTGGAAACCCGCGTTGACCAAATTTATCTCCTTCTTTGCGAGAAAGAATAACCGCTTACTAGTAGTATTATTTTTAACATTTACCAGTTTACTCTTTGTGCCAACTTTGGCAAAGGCTAGTGGTGATTTAACAGTAGAAGTTTATGATGTTCTAGGTCAGAACAATGCACCGGAATTACCTGATGGCGCAGTTCCTATATACCAAGGAACGGCAGATGACCTTGCTCATAACTTTGATGAGGAACCTTTGGGTGGAATTACAGAAGATTTCATTGTTAGATACCAAGGGGTAATCTCAACACCTGAGGACTCTAATGTGCTGTTTATGGCGCAGGCTGATGACGGAGTTCGCCTTTATATAAACAATCAATTAATTATTGATGACTGGTTTGATAAAGGTGGTGGTGGCTCTGTTAGCGCACCTCAACAATTCACCGCAAATACACCATACGAAATAACACTTTGGTATTACGAAAATGGTGGCGGTGCTTGGTTACAAACTTGGTGGGAAGTTAACTACCAATGGGAGATTATTCCGTCTTCGGCTTTTGGTCCTGCTGTGGTAAATCCCACGCCAAATCCTTCACCAATCGTTCCTGAACCCGAGCCTGTTCCTGTTGAACCAGAGCCAACTCCTTCTCCAGAGCCTGAACCAACTCCAGTTGATGAGCCAGACCAAGAGAGTAGCCCAGAACCAGAGCCCCAGCCAGAGCCAGTAGAACAACCGTTACCTCAACCATTACCTACTCCAATTCCTGAACCTGTTGTTGTTCCTCCAATTGTAGCACCAGAACCTCCTGTTGTGCAGCCAGAACCGCCCGTGGTGGAACCTGAACCTCCAGTAGTAGAACCTGAGCCTGTAGAAGAGCCTCCTGTGCCTGTTGAGGAACCTCCTGTAGAGGCAGAGGAACCACCAGTAGAAGCGGAAGAGCCACCAGTAGAGGCTGAAGAACCTCCTGTGGAGGCTGAAGAGCCACCAATCGAAGAGGAAGAACCTCCAGCATTAGAAGAGGAGCCACCTCTAGTAGCAGATGAAAACTCTACTGAGGAAGAAAAAGAATTAGTCGCTGAGGCTTTGATAGAAGCAGCAGAAGGTGAAGCAGTAACTGCAGAAGCAATAGCAGAAGCAGGGCTTACCTATGCTGACCTACCGCCTGAGACACCAGTTGAAGTTCGTGTAGATGCTAATGGAAATCAAGTAGTTATTACTGCCGAAGTGGCAGCAGCACTTGTTGTTCTAGAAAGTCCAGCAGCATTAGTAAGCGCAATCTTTACTGACCCAGCCCAAGCCCTCCTAGCCTTAGGAAGTATTGGCGCTGACATGTCAGAAGAAGAACGTGCAGAATCGCAAGAAACAATCGTTGCAGCAGTAATCGTAGGTGGCATAGCCACGCAGTCTGCTTTAACTGCAGCAGCATCGGTGGGGACCGTAGCATATAGGAGAAATCACTAATGAAACATTGGTTATCAGATTTCCTTAGTCAGGCTTGGACCTTACTAGGAATGTTCGTCGCTTGGGTCGTTCTCGACGGCTCAGCAAAAACAGTTGTTGGCTACGCCATTGTATTTACGATGGTTATGTGGTCCGCAACTTATTGGCTACGTAATCCAAAGGATAAAGAATGAAAAGTTTAAAGAATGTATTAATGCGTATTGTCGCTGTATTTGCAGCGTCAGGTCTTGGTGTCATTGGTGCTGGTGCAGTTGCTGGTATTTCTGTTGCTAAAGCAATGATGGTTGCTGGTCTTACTGCGGTTGCAGCGGTTGTTGAAAAACTTGCTCGTGCATTTATGGATGATGGAAAGTTAACTCTTGATGAGATTAACGCTGCATTCTCTAGTGTCGACAAGGGCGCAAAGACTGTTGCAGATGTTCAAGTTGAAGAACGCCAAGCAGCAGACAAAGCAAAAGCAAAGCAAGACGACCCAGATTATAACTAAGGAGTAACTCGTGGCAGAAAAAGGGACAGCAGAAGCAATGGTCGAGATTGCACTAGCCGAAGTTGGCTATGTGGAAGGACCAAAAGATAACCAGACAAAGTATGGAAAGTTTACAAAGGCTAACTTCCTGCCTTGGTGTGGTTCATTCTGTATGTGGGTAGCAAACGAAGCAGGAGTCAAGATTCCTAATACTGTTTCTACTATGGCAGGGGCAGCATCTTTTAAGAAGATGAAGACCTGGACTGATGCCTCAGCAGCCAAGCCAAAGCCTGGAGATATCGTCTACTTCGACTTTATGACAGGCGGTGCTCCTATTGAGCACGTTGGTATCGTTATCAAGGATAACGGTGATGGCACAGTAACTACCGTAGAAGGTAATACTGCAGGAGACAAGAAGAAATCAGGCTCTCAAGCCAATGGTGGAGAATGCGTTAAGAAGATTCGTGCTTACAAGAAGAACCCTAAGGGAATTCCTGTATTCATCGAAGGCTTTGGTCGCCCTAACTACAAAGGCAACGAAGTAGAAGCGGATACTCCTGTCGCTGATATCCCAGCGTTCCCTGGTCGTATTAAGCCAGGAGACAAGGGAGAGGCAGTCAAGATTGTTCAACACGCTCTAACCCTTCCTGAGGATGGCGACTATGGTCCAAACACGAAGAAGGCTGTTATTGCCTTCCAAGATAACAATGACCTGGTAGACTCTAACGGCATCATTGGTCCAAAAACTTGGGCTGAATTGATGAAACTACTCTAAGGAGATAAAATGAATATAGAATCACTAAAGCAGGTTGCCCTAACCTACGCTCGTGCTGCAGGTGCTGCAGTTATAGCGCTGTATATGGCAGGAGAGACAGACCCAAAGGTGTTGGCTTACGCTTTCATCGCTGGCTTTGTTGGACCGGCTGCTAAGTATCTTGACAAGTCCGCAAAAGAATTTGGCCGGGGCAGTAAACAAGCCCAGGATGCCATTTAAACGCCTTTAAAGGCCGATTTAAAGCAATTAGACCCTCTTATCTAGTATCTATACTAGGTCGGAGGGTCTTTTTGTTGTTTATTGGAAGACAGTTCCTCTGTCTCGCTCCACATCAGCGTCACACGTCTGACACTTTATGAAGTAACAGTGTCCGGTTTTGTTATGAACACAGAGTCCTGACCACCAAATCTTGTATGACTTAGTATCTTCGCACCAAGTCTCATCCCCATTGGGTCCTGCTAGGTGCTTCATTTCTTGTTATCCGTTGAATAGTAACCTGAACCTTTGAAGTGGACAGGTGTGGTTGTCCAAACGCGTGTCATAGTTCCGCTTTGGCAACAGGTTGGTAGGCTATCATCGCCATAGGACCTTTCGTATTCAACGGTCATTCCACAGGCGCTACATAAGAAATCATATTTAGGCACAATGCCCCTCCTTTTTCATCTGCAGAATCATATCACATATGTTACAGTTCTTGGGCGAGTAATCGTGGGGCAGAAACTTCAAATGACGGATGACGGCATAGCCAGATTCTGACCTCCCTGAACCACCATAAATTTTATGGGGGGAGGGGGGGCATTTCTTAAAATCAGGATTCAGGCATAAGAAATGCCGTTACCCGTAGGACACGCCGAGAAGGCGTGCAGGGTGTGCTATAGTTCTTCTATGAATATAAATAAATTACCTAAACATATAAGTTACTCATCATTGAATACTTGGTTGGAATGCGGTTGGAAATACAACCTAACCAAGTTGCAAGGCGTTCCTGAAAAACATGCTGTTTGGTTTACAGGAGGGTCAGCCGTTCATAAGGCTACAGAACGTTGGGACAAAGGTTCCTATGGTGTTACATCAGGACCTTCTGAACTTTGGAATGACGTTTGGTTCAATCAAGTCAAAGAAGATGAAGAAGCCAATGGAGATATGTCTGACTGGCAGTATGCCAAGAGGGAAGATATGTCTTGGTGGTATGGCGAAGGTCTCTGGATGTTTGAACGATGGATTGAATTTACTAATCCTTTTACTGGCTGGAAAGTCTATGAGGATTACATTGAAAAAGAATATGAGATTCCAGTAGGAGATACTGTTATCAAGATGGCTATTGACCGAGTTATGGTAGATAGTTCTGATGGCAAGTTAGTTCTCTTAGATATTAAAACCGGAGCATCTGCTCAACGTCACCCTCTTCAACTTGCTATCTATGCTTGGGCTTTACAGAAGCAAGGTGTAATGATTGACAAGGCTGGTTACTGGGATGCTCGGACTGGGCATATATCTTTATGGTCTATTGAACACTTAGGACCTGAGAAGATTGAGGAAATGCTGACCACATTCGACAAGGCTCGTAAGGCAGAAATCTTTCTACCTAACTTGAGCAATTGTGGTCGTTGTGGTGTGATATCGTATTGCAAATGGATGAACGGAAGACACACAGAAACGGAGCAAGCAAATGGCTAATGCCACATATCAAGTAAGCAGTAAGATGAACGATGGTCGTATCTTTCTTATTGCCGGAGACACCTACGATGCATTCGTAGCCAACCTACAAGCCGCTTTAGGCGAAGCAGGTGCTAGTAATGTATTAAACACAATGGCTGGTTCATTGGAAGGTGCTGCGTTATCAACGTATGCCCAACCATCGAACTTTGAAGGAGCAGTTGCTAACCTAGCAGCCGGTCTTGGCGCATCACCAGCAGGTCCAACACAAACTTTTACGCCAAGCACAGGACCTACCGACAAGCAATGTAAGCACGGCTCAATGACCAAGCGCACAGGCGCTGGGGCTAAGGGTCCTTGGAAGGCATATATGTGTCCTTCTCCTAAGGGAACCCCTGACCAATGTGAACCTGTATGGGTTCGTCGTCATGATGCAGATTGGAACAGTTTCTAACCAATGAGAACTCTTGCTCGCGCCGTCGGAAGTAAGGACATAGGTGGAGAACCAATTCCGCATGTGTTCCGCTCTTTTGAGGTTAACAAAATTGTTATACGCAGAGCAGAAGTGTCTATGATTGCTGGCACTCCAGGGGCAGGTAAGTCAACACTTGCCCTTGCGATTGCCTTACGGTCTAAAGTTCCAACTCTTTACATTAGCGCAGACACTAACGCTCATACAATGGCTATGCGCCTGCTATCTATGATAACTGGGCAAGCACAAAGTGTGGCTGAGAAAGCACTTATAGAATCTGTTGAAGATTCACGAAAGATTATTAATGAAAGTTCAGGGCATATCTTCTGGTCATTTGAGTCAGCACCTACTCTTGCTGATTTAGATATGGAAGTATCTGCCTTTGAAGAACTATGGGGTTGTCCTCCAACACTAATCGTTGTAGATAACCTTATGGATATTGCTGGTGATAGCGGTGATGAGTTTGGCAGTATGCGTTCTAATATCAAAGAACTTAAATACTTAGCGCGTGATACTAATGCTGCCGTTCTAATCCTGCATCACACTAAGGAATCATATGTCGGAAATCCTTGCCAGCCTAGGTCTGCACTACAAGGTATGGTGGCACAACTACCTGCTTTGATTTGCACAGTAGGCTCTAATGCTCCTGGGTATATTGCTGTTGCTGCGGTTAAGAATCGCTATGGCAAAGCAGACCCATCAGGAGATACTTCTTTTTGGCTAACATTTAATCCAGAAGTTATGGAAGTAGCCGATATACCCGAAAGGATATAAAATGGATAAGAGAGAATTAGTTCCTCAAGTCATTCCCGATTGGTCGCCTAATGACGGCGACGATTGGAATGAAGAAGATGACGATTAAAGATATCTGGGAATTACAACCAGACTATAAAGAAAGTATGGACCTGCGGGGTGAACCTACCAAGGTTTGTCCTTGCGGGTCTTTTTTATGGAAGTTACTGGTCGAGTGGGACCAGGATAGTGATACGATAAGTTCTTACTTTACTGATATGGAGTGTGCTGTTTGTGGTTCCAAAGCAACAGCCCCCACAGAGGAGAGATTATGAAAATAGAAAACTGGAAAGTATGGGTAGCATGTCTTGTGGTCTTTGTGGTTATGTCGCCGCAAAATGCGGTTGCGTCGCTGTTGAAGGCACCAACATTTATGCAGACTAAGTTCTGTATGGCTAAGCAACAGTCAATGGCTTACATGAAACAAATTGCCAAAGACTACGGAAGACAACGTGTTAAACAATTAGGTTGGAGTAAGAAAGAATGGAAAGCATTACTTACTCTTTGGAATAAAGAATCTCGTTGGGATTACAAGGCAGATAACCCTCAGTCAACTGCTTATGGAATTCCTCAGATTCTTGATTTGCCTGAGCATTTATCCATATCGCAACAGGTTGAAGCAGGGCTGAAATACATCCAACATAGGTATAAAACGCCTACTTCAGCGCTTGCTCACCATCACCGCAAGGGTTGGTATTAAGTGGCTAATCCCAATGGGAGAAAAGGTTCACTCTTTGAAACATCTGTGCTCAAGTGGTTACGGACTAAAGCCGTAACCGCTGAGCGCTTAACTAAAGCCGGTGCAAAAGATGAAGGTGACATTGTTGTAACTGCTAATGGCAAGGTTTACATCCTTGAACTGAAAGCAACTAAAGCAATTAAGTTACCGGAGTATTGGGCAGAGGCAGTTATCGAAGCACAACACTACGCAGAGGCAAGAAACCTAAGCGAGATACCACCGTCATATGTTATGCTTAAGCGTAGAATGGCAGGTATCGAGAAGGCTTGGGTGATAGAAGATGCGGAACAGTGGATTCAAAGAATCACCGCGTGCAAGTGTAATTGATATTGCGCCTATACTTGAACATTATGGAGCGAAAGTTCCTATTCGTAGTGGTTGGAGCAGCATACGCTGCCCCTTCCACGACGATACTCACAAGTCAGCAACTGTGAATACAACTGAAAATGTATTTGCTTGCTTTGCTTGTCAGGTAAAAGGCAATACATATAAAATTATTATGGACACGGAAAGGTTGGACTTCAGTGAAGCAGTCAAGTTCGCAGAAAGAATCTCTGGGCAGAGCAGCAAAGTATTACGCAACAGCCATAGAGGAAGCGTCGGATTACCTAGAAGAACGCGGAATCAGTCTGGAGACGGCTCGGAAGGTCGGATTAGGCGTGGTTCTTGACCCAATGACAGGACATGAACAATATGAGAATCGCTTATCAATCCCTTATGTCACACGCACAGGTGTGGTTGACATTAGGTTCAGGGCAATGGATGCGTCAGAACCGAAGTATATGGGGTTGGTTGGTGCAAACACACACCTATACAATACCCGGGCTTTTTTCAGGGCGAGTGATTACATATGTATTTGTGAGGGTGAGATTGACACGATTACATTGGATTTTGGTTGTAATCTCCCGTCGGTTGGTGTTCCTGGAGTCAACAACTGGAAAAAGCATTACACCAAACTCCTAGCAGATTTTGATAAAGTCTTTATGTTTGCAGATGGAGACCAAGCAGGACACGAATTTTCTAAATCTCTCACACGGGAACTCGGAAATGTTGTTACAATTCAGATGCCTGACGGCGAAGATGTTAACTCCATATTCATAAAAAGAGGCGCTGAGTTCTTTACTCAGAAGATTGAGAGTGCAAGATGATGTTAATGCCTGATGAAGATGGCGTATTTAACTGCGAAGACTGCGAATACAGAACTCCTGACATTTTTGATTTACTTGACCATTGTGCTATGGATTACTTCTGGAGCGTAAAGTTATCACGCAGATATTCATTTGATTTATTCCAGTTCTTGCAGGCACTTAATGAACTTGCTGATGATGGCGATGTAGACCACATCAAGGACTTGACCCAAGCAGTAGCCCTTGCCTTTATTAATTCATCCGAAGGCAACGATACATTTAATAAGTTTATAAACGAAAACATTATTCGTAGCAATATTGATTCAGTTATAGATGACTTGGAAAAAATGTTAAAGGATGAAAATGAATCACGATAAAGATATGGAACCTACAAAGTTTGAGTTAGCCCTATGGGAATTAACTGACGAACTAGCAGACCTGCTACTAAAGAAGCATAAAGATTACGGTCCAAAGAATATTGCTGATGCACCTGGTGGTGCTCTCAATGGTCTAAGGGTTCGTATACACGACAAGACTGCTCGCATCAATAACCTAGTTGATTCGGGTGCTGAGCCTGAGAATGAATCTCTTGAAGATTCGTTTAAGGACTTAGCGAATTACGCAATCATCGCATTGATGGTGCTGAGAGGTAAGTGGAGTAACCAATGAAAATATTCGGACCATACAAAGGGAGTGAACAGAATGGCGGTAGGAAAATATATGTCATCAAGCGCAAGAAAAAAGATGGCACTACTGTTACTACTTCTACTAATAAGGCTCGGTTGGACTACAAAAAAGCAACGGGCAAAAAACTAAAACGTGACCAAGAAGTTGACCACAAAGACAATGGTGGTCGCAAAGGTAATGACAAGTTATCTAACCTAAGAGTTCTATCCAAAAAGAAAAATGTAGGATTAGAGAATAAGAGAAGAGCCAAATAATGAAAACCATCGTTTGCATTTCTGACCTTCAAGTTCCTTACCATGACGTAGAAGCCACGAAGGCTGTGGCTAAATTTATTAAGGCTTACCAACCGGATACTGTCGTATCCTGTGGTGATGAAATGGATATGCAGACAATCTCGAAATGGAGTAAGGGGACAGAGTTAGAGTTTGAACGCTCTATTGGTCGTGACCGTGACTTAACTCGTCAGGTTCTATATGACTTAACTGTTGAGCATATGGTTCGCAGTAATCATACTGACCGCTTATTTAATACTGTTGCTATGCGTGCTCCAGGATTACTTGGATTACCGGAATTGCAATTAGAAAACTTCTTAGGACTTAAAGAACTTGAGATTCAGTATCACACAGACCCATACCAATTGGCTCCAGGTTGGCTTCTAATGCACGGAGATGAAGGAAACGTTCAACCTACTGCCGGTGCTACTGCATTGGGCTTAGCGAAGCGCTCAGGTATGTCAGTAGTCTGTGGTCATACTCATCGCATGGGATTAACTCATCAGACTCAAACATATCGTGGTGGTAAACCACGCACAGTGTGGGGTATGGAACTTGGAAACCTCATGGATTATCGTAACGCAAAATATATCAAGGCTGGCTTGTTCACTTGGCAACAAGGCTTTGGCATACTTAAAGTAGATGGCAGCAATGTATACCCGACGCTCGTGCCTATCATTAACAACTCATTCACGGTGGAAGGCAAAACCTGGCGATGGTAATTGAAGCGTATGAGAACCTAGTATCAGCCATTGCAGGTGAGTTTGCACGCAAATACAAAATGGTTGAGGCTTCTGACTTGCGTCAGGAACTTTGGATATGGTTTCTCACACACCCTAACAAAGTAAAGCATTGGGAAGAAACACTTAACCACAAGCAGTCTACCAAACTAATTGCTCGCTCACTGCGTAATGCTTCTAAAGATTACTGTCAGAAGGAAAAGGCAGCCACACTTGGCTATCGTGTGGAAGATAACTATTACTACGATAAGGAATTGCTAGAAGCAATCCTTCCCGGCGTATTGACTGGTGATAGGAACGCGCCTTCTACTGATAACTTGAGTTTCACTAACACGAAGAAGGTTGCCTCAGAGGGCAACAATTGGTTTGCTATGTGTGCTGATGTAGATAAGGCACTCGGGAAACTCGTGAAGGAACAATACTGGATTATAAGTTTATGCTATGGTGAGGGCATGGATAACAATGCGGTAGCAGTAGAGATGGACATCTCACAAGATGCCGTGCGTATGCGTAAGAACAGAGCGTTGAATAACCTATTGAATATACTCGGCGGGGAAAGACCACGCAGGGAACGGGACTACACGGGACAGGAGCACGACGTTGAGCGAACCTCAGACGAACAATTCCTTGATAGCGAGTGAGGAATTAAGCCAGCATATTTTAATCCTGACTAACAAGTTAGGTGATGAAGCGTGGGTAGAACAGCAAGGTATAGAATTCGTTGGCGCACTCAGGCAAGCGTTGATGGTGATAGGTTTTCTTTCTGAGGAAACACACAGGCTTTTGCAATCTGCGTTTATTTTTATGAATGATGTTGCAGAATCTCCACTCGTAAAGCCGGTTGACAGCGATGTATCAACTGCACCAACACAAACTTCCGGCTCGCGTGCCACGCGTCGTGCGCGTGAGCGTGTGAAGAAGTCGGCTGAGGTCAAGCCTACTACTTCCGTGTATCCCGTGTATACGAGTAGAGGGGCAGAAAACGCGTGATATGTAGTAACTGCTTACAGGGTGGCGCGTTAAGCGTGCAAGGATGGCTCAAGCACGCACAGGATAAGCATAACGCGTGTGAGTATCCGGATTGTTATTGTCAGCATCGGGTCGGTGAAGGCATAAAAAAACCCCCACGCGATTGACGCGTGAGGGCTTAGTGTGTGTATCTATTGCAGGTTAATCAGGGCGCACACGATAAATATCACGGCTACACCTGACCATATGATTATCTTGAGAATCTCACCCACGCTAGGCTCAAGGAACTCGTAATCCTTGAACTCATCGGGAGTATCGTCATACTCGTCAAAGTAACTATCATTCATGCGTATCTCCTTGATTCAGTATGGCTTCGGCACGCAGGTCGCTAACATACACGGATTGTAAGTTAGTCATATTCAGATTGCGCTGTATCTCAGCGCGTTCATACCTATCGTGTGATGCCCATATCCCTTGTAAGTTATCGAACTGCAACGCGTAATCAAAACACTCATCATACGCATCACAGTTTAAGCATACAGACCTAGCGCGTAACCCCTCATTGGTGTATGAGTAGTTATACTTGATGTATGCCTTAGTGCCTAACTCCTCAGGAAACCAATCCTCAGGAGTCAGGCTACCCGCACACGCAGGAACTTGCGTGAACTTAGGTAAGTTACTCATAGCACCCCACCACTCAGCAGGAATACTCTGAATACACAGAGCGCGTTATCTCCGGTGCATGGCTTGTTTCGTTTCGCACCACAAGACTTACACGGATACTCAAGCGCGTTATCAAGGTCAAACTCTCCGCTTGGCAGGGGTCTATACTTGACGCGTGTGTGTTTATCGTTTTCTCGATACGTGATGATAGCACGCACCGGACCTTCGATTTCCCACCCAAGTTCGATGAATAGATATTCTCCTGCGAGTAATGATATGTCGGCAACTCGTGTATCACCGCCGTCAATGTATCTCCACTCAAGGGTATCCCACTCATATTTTCTCTCTCGTATATCGTGCGTCATTCGGTATTTCTCCTAGTCTACTCATAGCGCAAGTGTAACAGTAATTCCGGACTTCGCTGTAATCATACAGCGGAATCCATATAGGTGTGTCGCACGCATGACATCGTGCTTCGACACACTTAGTAGTCGTCTGAGAGTTCATCGCTATCCTCACACTCGTGGTCATCTTCGACTCGTTCCTCATTACAATCATCACACACCAGCCAAAAATCGGTGACGCGTGTTTCTTCTATCGAAGCCCTGTGTGCGTTGTCGTAGAACTCACGCCAGCCTTCTTCCTCTGCTTCATGCATACTACGCGCTTCTATCTCATCACTCGTGTAGTGAGCAATTACCTTAACTTCGTAACGCGTGCTTAGTGTAGCCATTACATTTTCCCTTCGTAGTTGTCCTCGTTATCGTATATGAATTGACCTGCAAGGTTGCGATAGTAACGGGCACGCTTGGTTAGCGCACCCGCCTTCTCCTTCTCGCCATTATCTAACGCACGCTGAGCGTCTGCTTCAAACATATCAGCACGCTTCCCGTAGTAATACTGCGTAGGCACTCCCATTACTTGACCGCCTTGTTCCACACACTCTCAGGTATCTCCTGTGAGTTTCCGTCTAGCAGTATCCACTTGCCTTGCGTGTGATTCCATTGGATACTGAACTCTCGTTCCGTTTCCGGAACACTTCTTGTGTATTCATACATGCCCTTTGGGAAATCATCTACCACTACGCTTTCCTTAGGTTCGTGTGCCTTCTGCTTGCTAGGCTTGTAGCACATGCACACACTTACATTCATCGTGCATAGTTGGCAGGACTCGCAAAACACACAGAGATAATCCGTGCTTTCTAACTCGTCTGCATCTAGTATAGCCATGCACATCTCGCATTGGTATTTGCTATCGTCAAGCACTTGTGAGGAACTTTTGGAACTACTGGGTGTGTATGAATCCATACCCCACGCAGTTCCCCACTCGTTATCGAAGTAGCCGTTGTATTTCATAGGCGCAGGCTTGGCGTAGTAGTTAAGGTCGCATGAATCATTTGACCACCACACACCGGCATCATCTACCTTGCCCTTGTTTTCGTGTAACAAGTATAGGTCATACTTGGCACGCGGGTCAACAGTTAGCACCGCTATCTTAGAACCCGTGGAGAAATCCTCGAGCATGTTGTATATCTGCGGATTGTCTAGCGCAGTAACACCGCCGATACTTGCGAGAATATCTTCGGCAAAGATGCGTGTGTCGCTACGCAAATCTCCCTTGAGTTCCTCAGTAGGTAGCACGCCGTTGTGTGCTAACACAGTAAGCCCGTCATTTCCTACGTAAAACGGGTGGCAGTTATCTAAGGTAGTCGAACCATGAGTGGCATATCTTGCGTGCCATATGGCGTAACCTTCTGGATACTTAGCACGCATCGCCAGGAAAGCGTTGATGCTATCGTCTGCGTTCATAGTGCGCTCAACATGTATTCTGTTTTCACTCGGAATTGCTATCGCAAACCCGAAGCCGTCAGGATTGTTGAGTGCGGAGTTTTCTAACTTCTCGCGAGAAGGTAGGACTTGCGGTGGGATTACACATAACATACACATAACTTATACCTCGCTTCTAATGCGTTCACTTGCGAACGCCTCGTCTATGATTAACATGAGATTCGGATAGCGTGTGTCGTTATCCGTTACGAACTTGACAAACCTTGACCAAGCAAATGGCGTGTGCTTGGCGACTACTTTCATATTGCGTGTGTATTCACAAACAGCGTGAACGAACTCGATATTGGACATGATGCGTTCCTTGCGTAGCGAACCCTTGAATATCCGTATCTCGTAAGTGTGTGTGTTATACACATTGACCACTTCGTAACGCCCGTTACGCTGGTCGTTGTGTAATACCTTGTTGAGTATCTTTCCCTTGTCCGAGAAGGAAGCGTAATCGTTAGCCTTGCGCCCTGCGATACGCTCTACTTGGTATTGGTTATCGTAGATGAACTTCGTGAAGCGCATCTTGTGTGATACTTCTGCTTGGTATCCCGAAGGTGCATCAAACGCCTTGCGTGATATATGAACATGGAAGCCACAGTTATTGTTGTTCCACGATACGTAGTTGTGTGATACGAGTGTGCTAAGGAATGACCAATCAAAGTCTGGCGACTTGTATTCGTCTAGTGTGTGAGGGTGTGTAACTATCTCGAAGCCAGCGTCAAGCGAGCCGTCATACTTCATGTAGGCACGATTGCGTAACTTGCCTTCGATAAGGGAAGCCGTGTAATTGTTATCGCTATCATCCCCGTCTGTTTCTTCGACTTCTAACTCGAAGCCTAGATGATACTTGCCACTCCCGAAGAACACCGCTTTTGGCTTGTATGAGTATGAGTAGATAGTTTCGCCATCGTTGCGATAACACTCGTGGCTTGAGCCTTCTGTGTAATGATAATCGCACTCAGGACACTCGATAGGCTGACGATAACAGTAGTTACACAGTTCGCGCTCTCTCTCCTCCGACCATGTAAGTTCGGACATCGAGAACCACTCGCGACATCTATCGCAATCTGCGTATTCACCATTCGCAAACTGCACATCGAAGCAATCCTGACAATGCGTTACTCGGTTGACGACACGCATGGTTACTTGGTTTGCGCCTAGTGTTTTGAAGTTAACCTCACACACTTGACAGCGTGTTACACAATGAATGTGTGCGAGTTGAATATCTCCGTTAGAGTCTGTGCCTTGTTGACCATGACCTTCACGGATATGCTCACCGCAGTAACACATCGCCGGTTCGGGCTGTGTGCTGATTGGGAAATCATCACGAGTGAACAACGCATGAGGCATAAACACAGTAGCGTGTTCATATTTCGTGTAATCGAACTGACTTACATCATCTCGTTGGCATACACGATATTGTGCCTTACGCACTATGCATGAGTAACAGAACTTGTAATCGAGATTCTGTTCCCACATATCTGCGTGAGGGTCGGCTTCGGTGCGCCGGTCTTGTGTGTAGTAAAACACACGACCAAATGAGTTACACGATGAGCAGTTATTCCATTCGCCGTGTCGGTGATTATGAAATGCCACGCGAGAGTAGGCTAGGGCTACGACATCATCTACGATGTCCACGCCTTCACCTATGATGCGTGCCTTCATTACTTCCACACGAGCATCTAGCCCGTCTGGAATCCACAAGGATTCTTGTGGTGTTGCGT